TTCTCGAGTTCTACAAAAAAGGAGAACCATCCAGTGGATGGTGTCATTGTAGTTATATTGAAGATAAGCCTAGGAAGCAGTTCTTGCATGCCTTCAGAGAAGAGGGTAGAGTTAAATATAAACCAATTTTAGGAAAAGCAGTCGACCTTGTATGAAGATAGATTTATTCTCTATTCCAATTTATATTTTAAATGTAGATGTAGATAAAATAAAATTAAAAAACCAAACCTTTAAAAAAAGATGGCTGTCTGGTACAGAAGCATCGCATGAATCAGAAGTAAAGATAGATGATGAAAGTGCAACATATCTTTTAAGTTGTGTATCTAAGTTAATAAGTAAAGATATAAGGGGACCACATAATTTAGAGTTAAGTAATATTTGGGAAAACCATTACAAAGAAAATGATTTCCAAGAAATACATAATCACCCGCAATCTCATTTTTCTTTTGTTATTTATAAAAAAATAGATAAATCCAATACTGTCTTTATAAACCCATCAGTAAAATTAATAACCTCGTACTATGAAACAAACTTATGTGATAACTTAAGTGTTTTTGAAGAGAATTTTAAACCAGAATGTAGACAAGGACAGTTACTGGTGTTTCCAAGTTTTGTTGATCACATGGTTTTAAAAAATAATAATTCTGATACAGTATCTGGAAACATAAATATAAAAATGGTAAAGTAAATTATGGCAATAGGACGAGGACAAATATCAGCACAGATAGATGGTAAGCTTAGGGGCGCTAGAAAGAAAAAAGCACCTTCAGGATACCATTATATGCCAAATGGTAGACTCATGAGAGATAGTGAGCATGCAAAAAAGAAATCCAATAGCAAAAAACCTAAGGTCTTCAAAGTTTAAGTTAAAAGTGATACAATCCAAGAAATTGTACAACCGTAAAAAGGATAATAATGGCAACTTCAGGAACCACAACATTTGATTTATCTATAGAAGAGATAATACAAGAAGCCTATGAACGATGTGGGAAGACCACTACGAGTGGTTATAGTCTTAGATCTGCTAGAACAAGTTTAAATCTTTTATTTGCAGAGTGGGCCAATAGAGGAATACACCTTTGGAAAGTTTCTCTTAATGAAAATTTATTAGTTTCAGGTCAAGCAGAATACGCTGTTGATGGAGATGTAAGTGATGTTTTAGAAGCTTATGTATCTACTACAGGTGGAGGGGCTAACACGGTTAATACCCAAGACGTATCGTTAAGTAAAATAGATAGATCAGCCTACGCTGCACTACCTAATAAACTTGCAGTAGGACAACCTTCTCAATATTATGTTGATAGACAAGAAATACCAAAAATATATTTATACCAAGCTCCAGATTTAAACACTTACACTTATTTAAAATATTATGTAATTAAAAGAATTCAAGACGCAGGTTCTTATACTAATGAATCTGATATTGTTTTTAGATTTTTACCGTGCCTGGTTGCGGGTTTAGCTTATTATTTAGCAATGAAAAATTCTCCAGAATTAGTTCAACAAAATAAATTAATTTATGAAGATCAATTAAAAAGAGCTTTGGATGAAGATGGTCAAAGAGCTTCTACATTTATTACTCCACAATCATTTTACCCTAATGGAATATAATAATGGCTAAATGGGCAACAGGAAAAAGAAGTCAGGCAATATCAGATAGGTCCGGTATGGCTTTTCCGTATACTGAAATGGTAAAAGAATGGAACGGTTCTTTAGTTCATTATTCCGAATTTGAACCTAAACATCCTCAAATTAGAAGAAGACACTTTACTGCTGATGCTATTGCTTTACAAAATACAAGACCACAAAGATTTCAACAACCTACTAACATAGACGGAGTAATTGCTTCCTCAGGCGGACAAGGAATGGCAAATGCTACCCTAGCTCTTCCTGGAGATTTTGCTTTTGATAACCAAGGTATTTCAGCAATGATTCCAGCAAACCCCTCTCTTCAAAATAGAAGAAGACAATTGATTTCAACTATAGGAACAGTAACAGTGAGTATTACATAATGGCTATATCTTATCCAGATTTTTTAACACAAGTTCGTAACTACACTGAAGTAGATAACAATGTTTTAACGGATCAAATCATTCAAGATTTTATTAGATCTGTTGAATTAGATATTGCAGGTAGAGTTGATTATGATGACTTAAGAAAATATTCTACTTCAAATTTTACAACAGGTAATAGATATGTTTCCTTACCCGCTGATTTAACAATTATAAGATCTGTTCAAGTAATTGACGGCAGTGGCAATAGAACTTTTTTAGAAAAAAGAGATACTAGTTTTATTTCCGAGTATAATAATGATGGTACAACAGGAACTCCTAAATATTGGGCTAACTGGGACGATTTTAATTTATTAGTAGCTCCCGTACCTAGCTCTGCTCTACAAGTGCAGATCAATTATATAACAGACCCAGCGCAATTTACTTCTACTAACACTACTTTTATTTCCACATACCAAGAATCAATGCTTTTGCATGGTGTACTAACAGAAGCTTTTAGATACTTAAAAGGCCCCATGGATATGTACAGCTTGTATGAAAAGAAGTATACTGAAGAAGTACAAAATTTTGCCCTACAGCAAATGGGCAGAAGAAGACGATCGGAGTATGATGATGGTGTACCTAGAATACAGGTTCCTTCACCGACTCCAAATACATAAATTAATTAAGGAGAATAATTATGGCAATAACAACAAACGCAATTTGTAATTCATTTAAAAAACAAATGCTTCAAGGGGAGCACGATTTTGATGCTGGTGCAGACACATTTAAATTAGCGATGTATACATCAGCAGCTACTTTAGGTGCTTCAACAACAAACTATGCAGTAGGTGACGAAGTATCATCTTCAGGATATACTGCGGGTGGTTCAGCTTTGGTTAACCAAGGTGTAAAAGTATCTTCAGCAATAGCTATTACTAATTTTGCTGATTTATCTTTTACTGGTGTAACATTATCTGCTCAAGGTGCATTGATTTATAACACAACAACTGATGGTGGATCAGGTACTACTGATGCGGTTTGTGTTTTAGATTTTGGTGGAGTTAAAACTGCAACTTCTGGAACATTTACAATCCAGTTCCCTGCATTCACAACATCTGCTGCAATTTTAAGAATAGCATAATAAATAGGAGTTAAAATGGCTTTGGTAGTAAATGATAGAGTAAAACAAACCTCAACTACAACGGGTACAGGTACCTTTAATTTAGGTGCAGTTGTATCCGGTTTTGAATCGTTTGTTGCAGGTATTGGTAATTCTAATACAACATATTACGCTATCGTTAACGAAAATGGTGAGTTCGAAGTTGGTCTTGGAACTGTAACCGATGCAGCTACAGACACTTTATCAAGAGATACAATTATCTCTTCATCAAATAGTGATTCTGCAGTAAACTTTGGTGTAGGAACAAAAAATGTTTTCTGTACTTTACCAGCATCCAAAGCCGTTATCCTAGACTCAAGTGGAAACATTAGTGCAAACAATGGAAGTAACTTAACAGCTTTAAATGCAACACAATTAACTTCAGGAACAGTACCTGACGCAAGATTCCCAGCAACACTTCCGGCAGTAAGTGGAGCAAACTTAACAAATTTAGACGCAGCAGATTTAGCGACTGGAACTATTCCAGACGCAAGATTCCCAGCAACACTTCCGGCAGCAAATGGTTCTGCTTTAACAGATTTAAACGCAACAGCATTAACAACTGGAACTGTAGCTAACGCAAGACTAGATGCACAATTACAAGATGTAGCTGGATTAGCTACAACAGCAGGTAAAATTATTCAAGGTGATGGATCAAATTTTGCTTTATCAGCTTACACATTACCAACATCAGACGGATCTGCTGCTCAGGTTTTAACTACAGATGGATTGGGGGCAGTTACTTTTGCAACTCCTACAGTTGGAGATATTACAGCTGTTACAGCTGGTACAAATTTAACAGGTGGTGGGTCTTCTGGAGATGTTACACTTAATTTAGCTGATGCTTCTACATCTGCTAAAGGAGCTGCATCATTTAGTTCAGATAACTTTGCTGCTAGTTCTGGTG